TGAATGTTGTTTTGAACCAGCAGCTTTAGAACCATTCGAAAATGAAAACGGCGAAAAGGTTTCACCTTTTTTAAAAGCTATTAAAAAGTTAAAACATAGTTCACCTTTAGTATCTAAGTTTGAATATGATGAAATAAGAAACCATATATCGATGTCTATACAAAAATGGGATTCAGAATACAAAATTAAACCTCGTTTGTTAACTGAATATGAAATGTTAAATGGTTATGGAGTTTTAAGTCCAATTGATGTAACAACTTCTGCAGGTTTTCCCTTTTCTTTAATTGGAAAAGGAAAAACCGCTTGGATAGATACAGTGTTTGAAAAAGGAAAAAATGTTTTTTATATGAAGGATAAATTACGTAAATATTTAGAAAAAAGGGAAAAAGAAGCTGCGTTAGGTATTTTATCAGAAACATATTTTCAAGATAATTTAAAAGATGAAACTAGACCAACGGAAAAAGTAAAATTAGGTAAAACTCGTATGTTTCAAGTTGGTCCAATGGATCATGTTTTGTTAACTAGAAAATATTGTGGAATGTTTATGGCACATTGCCATGCAACTTTTCTTGATGGAGAAATGGCAGTTGGAATAGACCCATATAGTTCAAATTGGGATTTAATGCTCAAGAGAGCAATGATTTTTGAAGATTTTTTAAATGGAGATTATTCCGATTATGATAGTACATTAGCTTTCTTTATAGGTTGTATGGTAGCTGATGTTATTAATGATTTTTATGGTGATGAACCACAAATTAATAAATTAATAAGAAAAGTGTTAATTGTAAGTTGTTTTGTAGCTCATCATTTTGCAATAGGTAATATTTTACATTTTTTTGAGCAAGGTAATCCATCTGGCTGTGCTTTAACAACTATTATAAATTGTATAGCTAATATGTTCTTTATACGTTATGCATTTTTGAAATTATCACCTTTAGATCTTTCAAAATTTCATGATCATATTAGAGCTAAATTTTTTGGTGATGATAATTTAGTTGCTTTAAGTAAATTTATTAAAGATTTTATAAATATGAAAACTTATCGTGATTGTATGTTTAAAATAGGAGTCATTTATACTTCTGTTGATAAAACAGAAATTGAGAAATCAACATATAACAAGAATGAATTGTCTTTTCTTAAAAATGATATAATTTATGATAAAGATTTTGGCTGGATAGCATTGCTTGATAAGAAAACCATTTT